CCAATTATAGACACCGGAGAGAAGGTTGCTTCTAGATTTTGTAATCTAAACTCCCAGCTATTAGGATCGCTTATATCAAACTGAGCATTAAGCGTATTTGTTACCTTGGATAAACCAAGATTAATAACATTTAGCTGCGAATTAATAGAAGATACATTAGTATTTGTTAAAGTTTTAAAGGATTGAAGATCATTATTTAAACTACTAATTACTAAGCTTACTGTATCATTAACATTTACAGCAAGTCTTCTAGCTACCGCAGATTGTTTTCTTTTTTCTAGGTCACTCATCCCTTACACTTTCTACCTTTAGGGCAACTTTGTTTAGATCCACCGGGGCCAGCCCATAGATTTTTACAAGCCCAGTACTTGGCAGAAAGTTTATTGGTTGCACCAGCGCAGTTGTGTCTAGCTTTAAAACTCTTCCTTGCTTCGGGTGAATAGTTATGTCCATATCCCTTGGCTCCAAAGTGAATGACCTTTTCTTGCCCACCCGAGCAAGCTTTAACCATTCTCTTTTTACCGGGGGATGTAGATGGTCTTGGTTTATTACAAGGCATTGATTTTTTATCTACTCTCTTAGCCATATTATACTCCTAAGCTTGGACCTAGAATTTTAAGAGCTTGCTCACTAAACTGTGGTGGAATATTCTTACCACCATTTTGTACAAGATCTTGTTGAGCAGCCCCACTAACTGTATTAAGAGCAGACTGGGCATACATCTTCTGCATTTCCATCTGCTGTTGTCGGTCAGCGGCTGCCATTTCTTCTTTACGGATATCTTCTTCGCTCTTTACCCAGTTGCTAGGATCAAATCCAAGCGAGGTAATTAAAGCTCTGGCGTATGATTCCCACTTGAAAGAACTAGCCGCATCTGGTGGTAGGTTTCTTACCATCTCACCCATCTGTAATAGCTTAGTCAGATCAGATTCTCTAGATAGAGACTGAAGCCCAGTTAAAATTTCAATGTTAAGAATGCCGTTTGTTTCATCAAACTGCTCACGCATTCCTGGATCAATCTCATTGTTCTGCAACATTAAATAGATTGTTCTCTTAACTACAGGAACCATGAAGTCTCTAGCAATAGCTGAGAATGTACCACCTAGGATTGTTTCCAATTCATTACCAACAGCACGGACTGCGGTGGCTGTTACTCTGTCACCCGTAGGCATAGATGCGGTCTGTAGTAGGAAGCCTTGCCCTACCTCCTTACGCATAGATTCTACGGCTGCATTGCCAACCTGTAGCTGTGGATTAATGGTGTCACCGGGGGATATAGTAAAGACCTCATTCTTACGGGCAGCTACCCATTGACCGTTAACGGCTACAGATAGGTCATCTAGTTCTGTAATACCAGCTGGGTCAACACCCATAAAGAAGGTAGAGCCAGCACCCATGCCTTGAATTAAAGCTCTTGTGTAAGCCTCTAGTGTTTTAATATCTGAATAGATGTCTTCTACATGGGCTCTACCATAATCTTCACCAGCCACGCTTGACCAACGAAGAATAACATATGGTAGTACATCATAATAACCTACATCAATTATCTCTCCATCAAGTTCTTTTTCTACTTTCCAGTTGTTATCTTCTGTCTGTGAAACCCGAATATAAACTGTCTTGTATCCGCTTTGATGTTCTTCGCCAGCCATAAAGTCATATGCACTAGCTGGTTCTTCATTGCTTGGTGAAATAAACTCTAAGTAAATAAACTCTTTTACAGCACCGTTAACATCTCTACGAATAACAAACTGATCTAATCTAACAACTCGATAAGAGAAGTCGTTTTCCATTATAATAAGAACATCACCAACAACAATTAAATGTTGCATGGCAAGGTAAGAAGCTTCTCTTAAATTGTTAGAAATTAGTTTCCGATAGACCTGATAGGATAGCTTGTCTAAATACTCAGCAATTTCTGGGCTAGGTTCTCTACCATTTTTTAACCCAAATGAAAAGAATGGTGTATCATTTAGGGGTATAAGAACACTAAGTATTTTACTAGCCAAGGAAGTAACTCCACGGGATTGAACAGAGGAATAAGTCTGGAATAGATTATCCTGCTGAGACATTGACTGGTATGGCAATAAAGAGGGAACTGTTATTGCCGAACAAGCCCTAGCTTTGTTTAATTTTGTGTCTCGCTTAGCATGTAAGACAAGCCACCTATCTTTTATGGTCTTTTCGGATTTCATTTACTCTCCTTATTCTGGTCTTGTTTCTTGTTCGTACTCTGGTCTTTCAATTGTTGGAGCATCTAGATTAAAGCCCATGCCTTCATCGTTTGATTCTTCTCCAACCTGACCAGTCATTTCTGCAAAGACAGCTGCTTCTTGTTCTTCTTGAGCACGGAGTTCTTCTTCCTTAGCAAGAGCAGCTTCTTGTCTACGTTCTGCTTCTTCTTCTTTTTCCTGCTCTCGCTGTACTCTTAGTCGTTCTTCAGCTTCAAGTTGCATTTGCTTTTGTGCTTCTAATGATTCTCTTTGCATGTCTCTTTGAAATTGTGTTTGCTGTTCCCAACTGGGACCACGACTACCACCTTTACCACCACCCATAGTTACTTCCTTTCTTGAGCTTCATAAAGAACCTTGATCTTCTGGACTATTTCTAGCTGTCCGTTTTTTACCCCTCTGTCGTAGTCCTTTAGTTTTAGATCGCTCGTCTGAAGAGTTATTATTTTCTCCAAGTACTGAACTAGTTCCTTGGATATCCTTAGATTTTCTTTCATTTGCTGCATTCCTATAATCATTAATAACACTCAATGCCAAACGGAGATCGGGATCACGAATGATCCCTAATCTCCACTGCGATAAAAGAATATCAAGTCTGTTCATCTGATTCATTTATCATTATGTTTAGCATAAAATTCTTGGGGCCGGGTTCTATATGATTCTCATGTATTGCCTGATGGAAATTATCTAAAAAGATTTTTACCATCTTCTTGTTATGAAAACCCACATCAAGAGTTGAGTCGGTTAGTTTGACTAGACTAATTGCTTCCTTAACAACTTCGTCCATATCATATTCAGACTCTACAAATCTTGTTGGCATAAAACCTCCTTATGTTAGTTCACAGCCATTAGCAGTGCATGCCATAGCGTGTGAAGCTTTTGTTGAATCTTCTAATTCATATTTGGATAGTAAGCTCCAGTTTACAGACTTAGGCATAGATCCTTCCATTTGCTCGTACTCTGCAAGAGTAATAGATTCAAATGGTGCTTGCTGATAAACATGATCTTCTGATGGCAAGAAAGAAACACCAGAAACTAGATTCCAGTTTTCCCACAACCAACCACCAACAACCAGGAAATCATTATCTGTGTAGTTAATAGTAACACTGGGTTTGTGATCGCAGTACCATAGCTGATATGCTAACCACAAATTAAGATGTCCTAAAGCATTTACTTCTTTCTGAGTTACACCAAAGTCTGCTTTAATTGGGAATGAAAACACAGCAGTATGGTCTGGTTTCATTACACATGGTTCACTTGGAATACCAGAATCACGCATGAAGTTAGCCATAGGTGAGTTCTTTTCCATACGAATTCTTCTTACATAATAGTGATCATATCGTGGATGTAATCCACTGGCTGATCCAGCTACGCAAGAAGTGGTTCCTTCTGGTTTAATGCAAGTAATAGACTTGCTTTCTTCAATCTGTAGTACACTGGCCCATGCTTTATTGATGCCATGTGATACAAATCGAAGGGCTTCTAGAAGCTTCTTCAACTCAGGAGCACCCTGACCACCGTTAGTTAGATTGTTGTCAAAGATACCTGTCATACTTACTCCAAGTAATCTTTCTTCCTTGCAGTTATTTTCAAACTCATGGTTGTCATTACTCTTGAAGTAAGTAAAGTTTGTCATTGCTGACTGAATAGTACCTAGGATTGTAGCTAGCTTAATCTTTTCGATTAGCTGTGGAGCTTGGTCATTAGGCTTAACTACTACAGTACTTAGATTACAGAATTGATTTGGTCGTAGAATAATTTCAGAACATGGGTTAGTTCCAAACTTATAGTCTGGGTTTCTACCAGCCTTGGCTGCAATGTTCTTCATTGATTCTCTATTACAAATACCACGCTCACCTGAACGTGAATCATAAAGAGAAGACCACTCTTTTAGGAATGTACCCATGTCTGGCTTGGATTCAAATACAGCAGAGTTATTAGCAAGTGATCTTCTGCCATTCTTTTCCCACCAAGGACCACTCTTAGCATGAGCCATCTCGTAATCACTGAGATCTGATAGACTAATTAAAGCTGATCTACGAACACCACCACTAATAATGCTATCAGCAATCTGGCAAACAAGATCATGTACTTCAATTGGCTTTAGTCTTCGACCACAAGCATTATTAAATACATTGGCAGTAAACTTGATTAGTCTAACAAATGGTTCTGGACCACTAGCTCTACCACCAAAAGTCTTTAGTCTAGTACCAGATGGCCGTATTTTACTTACGTCTACATTAAAATGCTTACCATTAAACAGTTCTGTAATAAAACACTTATAGGCATTTGCCCAGCCTTCTCTGGAATCTTCAACTACAATAGAATCTGATACCTTAGTAATTGATTTTGGAACTGATGGTAGGTTATTAACTTCTTCAGCTTCTACTGAAAAACCTACACCAGTACCACAAGCTAAGGTATAAAGTATGTTTGAAAAAGATTCAACAGAATTAACGGCAACATAGCAGCAGTTATAAGCAGCGACATCATCCTTATCTAAAGCTGGCCCAGCAGTCATAAGAGCACGCATTGATCCAAAGACTTCGCGGTTTATCATCATCTGTCTTGCCTTATTAAGATCTTCCTTCATACTAATAGGAAGAATCTTATTAAGATCAAATCGTTTAATTAGGTAGTCAAAGTATCTATTAACAGCCTCTTCCCAGGATTCTCTACGGTTAATCTCTGGTATCCAACGGCAATACTTGTCTACTGCCACAAAGTCTTCAAATATCTTACTCATTCTTTCTCCTTCTGTAAGTCTAAAATGTTTCTATCAGTTAGGTTATTAGGACTCCAAAGAGAGATTTGCTGGGTTTCTTTATTGTAATCGCCGTTTCTAAGAATCCTAACGCACCTTGCTTGAGCTAAGGCAAACTCTTCTCTAGTCATACCTTCTGGAATTTTATTATCAGGTCTTTTGCCCCAGTCTTCGTTTCTATAAAGATCCATAATCACAGAATCCCAAGTTTCCTTGGGGTTGTTTTCTAAAATCTTCTTTGCTTTGGCTGGGCCAAACTTCCAAAGACCCCAAATATTATCAGTAGAATCTCCGGTAATCCATTGCTGATAGAAATAAGTATCAGCATCTTCTTGTGAAACCAGAACTGATTCTGGTTCTTTGTCAGGATTCCAGTGCCATCCAGGAATCTGACGGAGATCTTTGTCTACTGTAACACCAATACAACGACCCTCTGAGACAAGCATACCTATTAGATCATCTGCCTCTAGCCTATCCACACAACGAGTAGTTAATTGAGTATCATAGATACACTCAAGTGCATACTTCATTGAGTCTGGTGGCTTGACATCTTCTCTATGTTTCTTATACTCAGACCAGAAAAGCCTTCGGTAGTTCTTTTCTCTTGGGCAGGACATAGCAATATAAACCTTGTCCATACCAGGGGGAGTCCAGTTACGGATGTCTTGGTCGATTCTTTCCTGCAATGCATCAATGCCTTCTTGGTCTGCCCAGAAAGCTGCTCTATAGGCCAGAATATCTCCGTCAAGGATTGCTTCATTTGGCTTATTCATCCTCTTCTGTCCAATCCATTTCTTCAATTTCTAATTTACCGAGTTCAATCCAAGCATCAAAGTCAGAGTTAATATCTTCCTTTAGATGCTCAATAGTAGAACCATTGAATAGAATAATATCAAACAAGTCTTCATAGTTACTGTTGATATTACCAAATGATTCTTCAGCTTTGTTAGCAAGCTCTTCGCTTTCGTGGTTTCTCCACTCAGCTTCATGCTCCGGCAGTAAACGACCACCAGAGTCAATGAAGATTTGAATAGCAGCTAGCTCACGACCTAATGCAATTTCATTCATGTAGCGTACATCATCTTGAATAATTACATATTCCCAGAACTCTTTATCTTCCACTTGATTATCTACTTCTTTTAACATATAGTTTTGAATAGACTCAAATGTTTTATTGATCCAGTAATTAGGATCTTCTTTACGCTTACCAGCACCAAGTTCTTGGCAGAACTTACGATACTCTTCTGGATTTGATTCCTTAGAATATCCTAACTCTAGTGCTGCCTTCTTTAATGAATCAGCAAACGGAAGGATAACAGGAATAAATCCAGCTTCAAATGCTTTCTTCTGTAGCTCTTGAGCTACTGTTGTTTTCCCAACTCTGCCCTTGCCACTTATCTGAAAAATTCTCATTCTGTATTTCCTTCCAATTACGAATTATAAAACCAAGTCCAATGTTACCTCTTTGGTATTCAACAACAATTGGATGTCTTGGATTACTAGCTATAAACTCGTTTACTTGTCTCATAAAGTAAACTGCATCTGTCATTAGTGTGTCTCCGACCAGTTAGAACCAATCTTATACTCGGCTTCAATAACACAATTACACTTCATTAGATCTCCAGCTGTAGTTGCTGACTCACAAAGAATGTTGCCAATCTTATGAGCATAGTCTGGATGGCATTCAATCTGAAGCTCGTCATGTACAGAAGCAACCCAACCAAACTTATCAGAACCAACCTCTAGCTTTAGTCTATGGTCTGCTACGCAAGCCCATGCCTTGGCAATGTGTGCTCCGCTGGATTGTAGTAATGTATTGAGAGCCGCGTGTTCCTTGCGTACTGGAATAGGTCGCCAGTTAAATGGCTTTACAGACCCAGCATTCAAAGTATCAAAGCGACAATTATCAATAACTTTCTTAAGTCCGGGGATGTTTGATAGAAGTTTGTTCTTGATTTGCTTGGCCTTGTATGCCGTGCAACCAACAGTCTTACCAAACTTCTCATCACCACCACCATACAAGAAGCAATAGATTGCAGTCTTAGCTGTGTTTCTTGAGTCTAGTTCCATAGCAGTTTGATTGTGGGTATGGATGTCACCCTCAACTACTACCTTAGAATAAGTACCACCATCATACTGATGTAGATAGTGTGCAAGCATTCGTAGTTCTAGACCCTTGAGGTCACAACCCACAAGCACCCAGCCATCCCGAGGACGGAACAAAGCCCGTGCTCTGGAGTCAGAGTGAACCTGCTGCATGTTAGGTTCCTTGGCAGACATACGACCAGTCACAGTACCGAGGGTATTGACATAGCCGTGAATCTTTTTATCTCTGGATTGCTTAGCTCTGGAAACCCAGTCAGATACTTGACCCATTAGTTTAATTAGGTCAAAGTATTTGCATAGTGTCTTAGCTTCAGGATATTCTAGCTGGGATAGGACATCGTGATCAACCTTTGGATTACCCTTATCGGTTTCATTAGGTTCCCATCCATACTTTTCCTTTAGTCTTTCTGCAATCTGTTGTCGAGAACCAGGATTGAATACTTCAATCTTATCCTTTAGTTTCTTACCAGTTTTGTCTGAATAGCGTTCAATTACTTTGTCAGGAAAGATGCGTCGCATTTCATCTTCAATCTGAGACTTCTCAATTAACAGTTCCATCTCAAGGTTTTCAGCTTTGTCAATATCAAATGCAAAGCCATTCTCAACCTGACGTTTAATCATGTCAGCTACTACATGCTCCATGCGGATTGCTCTGGAGTATGTCTTAAAGTATGGTTGAGTTGTAAGATAATTAAACAACTTAGAAGTTACTACTGAGTCTTGAACACAGTAAGTACCCATCTCTTGAGTATAACAATCCCAACCAGATTGATAATTAATCTTGGGTTCACCAAGATATTCACCCCAAGAAGCAAGTGAATTGCTTTGGTCTGGAGTTGGTGGATTGTCTGGCCACATCATTCTAGCTAGAATAAGTGTATCAAGAACTTGAGTAAATGGTTCCTTGTTTAGGGAACCATACAACCGCTCAATCAGTGGGATGTCAAACCCATAGATATTGTGACCAACAATACAATCAGCATCCCGTAGCATTTGGATACCTTCTTCTAGGTTATCCTGCTCAAACAGATACTTTTCTTTTGTGTCTACATCTACGATTGACAAGCACCAAACCTTGGTTGCTTCCTTTAGATAGGTCTTCTTCTTACCAGCTACTACTTCATTAAGACCATCTGCTTCAATATCAAATGCTAATGTTGTCATGGCGATAAATTATTTCTCCTTCCGGTGTTACAACGAACGGCACATCAATAAGCTTGGCTGTTTGGTCGTTGTAATACAAAGCAGTAGAGACACCTCTACGGCCACCCTTGCGGTTCTTAAGTACACGAATGTTGGTAGTATTGCAGATAAGTGGATCAGGATGCTGGGCATTGCGTTCTAGTGCAAACACATTGTCAGAGATCTGAGCAAGTGAGCCAGAGCCACGAAGGTCATTGAGATTAATGCGATCACCTTCGTCTACATTCTTATCTGTCTTCTTAATATGAGCAATGACATGGATAGTAACTCCAGTACGCTCTACCAATTCACGGAGCTTCTTCATTACGGAGTCTAGAACTAGTCGTTCATCGTTACCGTAATCGGTTCCCGCACTAAGTAGCATATTACCCAGAAGGGTAATGTGATCAAGAAAGATAATGCGACAGTCAAGACCAACAGCCATATACTCAAGACGATTGATAATGTTACTAATGTTCGCATTACCAATATGATCATAAAGGAAGAGAGCCTTGCTGCCAATCTCTGATTTTGCATTTGTATATTCTTCATTTGTTAGATTATCCTCTACCATATCTACGGTAGGTTTATTGTTCTTCTTTCTTAGTTCATTAAGCTGACGCTGTGACATAATCTTACGGACAGGCTTGCCTAGCTTAAGTGAGATAAGGTCATCTACGGTTTGCTCTGGTGATTCTTCTAGGAATACAGCACCAACATTACGACCATGATTAAGATGATCCATTACCAGTTCACGGATAATGGTTGACTTACCATGACCAGTTGCTGAGGTCCATAGATTAAGCCGACCAGAATCCTGACCAATCATAAAGGTAGTTAGAGAATCCCAAGGATACTCATAGACATCTGAAGATGGCTTGCTTGTATCCGAAACAACCTGGCTGACATGCAGGATAGAGTCTGGAGAATAAGCCTTAGCATTCCAGTAAGCTTGGAGTAGCTGGGCTGTCTCTGCATTGACTAGCATCTCATTAGGATCCTTGCGTGGCAGGGACATGATGTATGCCTTGCCGGGTGGTAGGATCTCTGCTACCTCACGCGCTGCCTTCTGGCCAGCCTCATCCATATCAAAGCAAATGACAACGGTTTCAAAGGATGAAATAAAACTATAGTTATCCTTTACAGCCTTGACTGCTGAGTTTACACCATTGGGAATTGAAACAACTGGATACTTGTTTTCAAATACCTGATCCATTGTCAGGCAGTCAATAGCACCTTCAGTAATGCAGATGCGCTTGCCACCACCAGAGAATAGGTGCTGACCATAGAACTGTAGGTTGTTGGTATTACCAATCCAAGCAAAGTTCTTTCCATTATACCGAATATGCTGGGCTTGTAGTTGGCCCTCAGCATTGTAAAAGTTTTCAATCTCGCTGTTATTAACACCAGTCATGTAACCAAATCGACGTGCAGTCTTTTCTGTAATACGACGATGCTGCAAGGCAACTGGCTGACCTGTCCTAAAAGTTGTATCTACAACTGGAGCTTCTACTACTGTTTCCATACTAGACTTTGTTCCTTTAATATAAAACTTACAAGCATAGCAATAGCTATGGCCGTCATCATAGACAGCAAGATTGTTACCTGATGTATCATTACCCTGTGCAGCACATGCTGGACAACGCTTACGATTAATAACTTTTGATTCTGTTTCCATAATAACCTTTCTAAAAGAATGCCCCCTGTAGGATTTGAACCTACGACCGATTGATTAAAAGTCAACTGCTCTACCAACTGAGCTAAGAGGGCGATGACTCCGGGGGGAATCGAACCCCCACGCCTTGCGGCGGCAGATTTTAAGTCTACTGCGTATGCCAGTTTCGCCACGGAGCCGCATCTCCAGCTGGACTTGAACCAGCAACCTACAGCTTAGAAGGCTGTTGCTCTATCCAGTTGAGCTATGGAGATATATTGAGATGGGTAGGGCTTGAACCTACACTGTGTGGTATTGTCTACCTGCCTCTACTTGGGCTACCATCTCGTTTAATTAAGAACAATCTTCAGTCTGACACCCAAGATAAGTAATACGGAATGGACTATCTTTATAAGTGTTGATAAGATACTGCATCTGTTCTTTTGTACATCCAAAGAAAGTAAGATCTCTTTCGTAAGTCATAAAATTATATCCAGTGCTGGGGTTACAAAGCTTAAGCTTCTTGAAAGCACTAGCGCGCTTCTTATTTTTACCGTAGGTACAATCTTCTCCCATGATCCAATCAACAGGGTCATTAAGATCTTGTTCGTTGTTTAACTTAAAAGATATACAAAGATCGTAATAAACAAAGGGAATCTTAAACTTCTTAACAAACTTTTCATTTGACTTAATAAGC